TCTCGCTCTCCGAGATCTCTGGTATGTCGACGGAGATCTCGGGGTTTTCAACGGGTGGGATCGCAGCCGCCGGGGGGGTAGCCGGGATCTCCGGCTTCGGCGCGACCGGGAGTTGAGATTTCGGGAGTGCGGGGGCAGGTTCGCGCTCGGGCTCGTCCTCGAACTCCTTGTCGATATCCTCTTCTTCCTCTTCCTCTTCCTCCTCGTCTTTCTTCAGGAACTCATCGATCTCTTTACTGAACGATGTCTCACTCCACCGCTGGATCTTGAGTTTTGGGATCTCAATCTTGTCCGCCTGGAGATGGATCCGGCCCAGTTTTGGGAGTGAGATTCCCACTTTCTCCGTGACACTGTTTGCCGCCTCGATGAACCCATTGATCAGGTCGATCATCTTGTTGAGTGAGTCCTCGGTCCACTGCACGATGTTCTTCCACAGACCGTACACGAACCCCAGGATCCCCTGTCCGACNCACTCGATCCCGGTAGCGATCGCGTCCCACCCGGCGGCTATTACCCCGGTGAGTGCCTGCATTGCGCCCTTCGTGATGTCCACCAGGGCCTCGCCGGCCTCCTCCCAGTCGCCCGCGAGGATCGACGCAAAGAGCTTCGCGACACCTAACATCGTGTCCAGGACGCCGGAGTAAATCTGCTCGATGTAGGGCCACGCCCACTCAAAGATCGGGACTATGACTTCCCCGATCACCCACTGAATTGCCGCCGCAATGTTCTCCCATGCTGCTATGAAGATCGGGCTGTTCTCCTCCCACCAGTCGATAATGTGGGCAAGCCGCCCCTCAAAGAACTCCACTGCGGGCGCCATCTGGTCCTGAAGGGCTGCAACGAACGGCGCTGCGGCTACCTGCGCCTGCACCGCCCAGTCAGCGATCCCCTGTCCGATGTCAGCGAGATGGTCCCCCGCCCCTTCGAGGAAGGGCATGGCGTCCTCGAACGCCCCGATCAGGAGGTTGCCGACGGGTTCCAGCGCCTTCTCCGCCTTGTGTTGCAGGATGGCCATCCGGTCGCCGAGCGACATCGAGGCATCGGCTGCTGTGAGGACGGTCTCTTCTGACGCATCAAGCATCGTGACGAAATCGCCGAGGTCAAGATTACCTGACCGGATCGCTGCAGCCATCTCTGCGGCGCCCCGGGCGCCGAAGACTTCGGCGGCGATCGAGACCGCCTCGATCTCAGTCCCCGCCTCCCTCACCTGCCGAGCGAGTTCGTCGAGCGCTTCGACCGGATCAGTGATGCCTTTACCGGCGAGGTTGCCGAGACCCATCTTCATGCCGGCGAGGGCAGCCTCGACGTTGACCCCCTCTTTCTCGAACTTGCCGAGGACCGCTACTGAACCCTTAAGGTCAAATCCCAATCCTTGGAGCGTCGACCCGTATTGCGTGGTCAACGTAGAGAGTCTGTCGACTCCGATCCCGGTCGACTGCGAGACCTTGAATAGGTAATCGAGCATCCCCGTCTGTTCTTCGGCGGCGACATTCCAGTTGCCAAAGAGCCGGGTAACCTCTTTGATGTTCGAGGCAACATCAGTCCCAGTGATCCGGGAAAGTTCCAAGAACCGAGTCGCCATATTTTGCAACGGTTTCCCGGTGAGCCCGAGCCGGGTGTTGAGGTCTGCGATCGCCGTCCCGACCTCACCGGCGCCGGCGGGGATTGTGCCGAACACCGCGTCAAAATCAGATTTGAGGGCTTCCAGATCCTCCCCGGTCGCACCCGACCCAACCCGGATCGCGTTGTACGCTTTGTTGATGTTATCTGCGGCGAGGACGGCTGCGGTTCCGAGACTGGCGATTGCGGCGCCAACGGCGGCGATCGGGACGGCAAGGGTCTTCATCTTCGACGCAAAGCCTGTGGCGAGACCTATGAGTTTGTCCTTCGCCGCCCCTATGGGGGCTGCGAGTGAGGAGAGCCCCGAAGATATCCCGGCCGTAACGCCTTTGAACTTGTCGCCGACCGCGGCGAGCGTGGGTGAGAGCGAGGAGAGTTTAGACGCAATCCCCGAGGTGGCCCCTTTGACCTTCTCCCCCATGGTGGCGAGCGTGGGTGAGAGCGAGGAGAGTTTATCGGAGAACCCCCCCGCAAACCCCTCGGTCTTCTTCGCCGCGTCCTGTATGCCGGTATCGAACCCTTTCTTATCCAGACTCAGTGTCGCTACGAGGTTCCCGACGTTCAGCGCCATGTGTCGTTACCGTCCCACCGAATATCAGTGCTATTTCTTTGCATCGTCGTTTCATCTCCTCCGGCGACTGCGGCTGTTTTGGCGTCGTGTCCGGGAAGATGTCCTTCCAGGTCCATACCCGGTCCGTTCGTTTCTGCCGGAGCGAGTTGTAGACCGCGGCCGCAACCGTCCCGGCCCGAACATTCTCCATCTGCTGCTGCTGCCGGTCGCGGGCGGCCTTGCCAGCGATCGTGATCGCAATCTCCGCCGGCGTCAGGTCGTAGAGGATGCGGGGATCATCGAAGTACCCGGTTTCCGCGGCAAGGTCGAGGTACTCGTGCATCCACCCGGAGAACGGTTTCAGTTTCCCGTATCACCCGCGGGTTTCTTCGTCGATGCGGACTGCATCGCGTCGTTCAAGAGTTCCGCAAGTTCTTCGACGGTGACGTTGTCGAGGACTTCCTCGAACTCCGCCTCGGTCAACATCTTCCCGTCTCTCCTCATGCAGAATTTGACGAGCCTCGCTATCATGGTAACGTCCGGGTCGTCGCCGAGCATCTTCGGGAGATCGGTGATCTTCGTCTCGAACTCTCGCTCGATCGCGATCGAGGTCCCGGCGGAGAAACGGAGGGTGTAGTTCACCCCTCCGATCTCCCGGGTCACGTTTGGGATCATGTTGAGGACGCCTCACTGAACGCGGGCGGAGTCTTGCCGTCGATCCGCATGGTGAACGTCCGCTGCACTTTTTCGTCCTTCGGGACGGCGATCCCGATCCCGGCCACGAACGCCGTGAAGATGAGCGTCGAGGAGTCCGGGAACGTGATCGTGTACTGCGCCGAGTCCCCGCTGACAAACGCCTGCGTCAGCCGGGTGTTCCCGCTCATGTCCTTGTTGTAGTTCACGGTCAGGTCAAACGTGCCGGCGTCCTTGAGGCCCTGCACGAAGGTCTTCCACCCGCCGGCGCCGTAGACGGTGTCTTCG